GATTGAGGCAGGATCCATTACAACGGAAAAGCTGGCTGCCGGGGCGGTAACCGCGGACAAGATTGCCGCAGGCGTACTGGGCGCCGGTTTGATCGAGGCAGGATCCATTACAACGGAAAAGCTGGCGGCCGGGGCGGTAACCGCGGACAAAATTAAAGCGGGAACCATTACGGCGGATAGCGGCATAATTGCGAATGCTGCCATAGGAGCTGCACAAATAAAAAATGCGGCGATTGAGACGGCAAAGATCGCGCTGGGAGCGATTACGCAGGCGTTGATTGCGCAGGGAGCGATCGGAACAGCGCAGATTGCAGACGGCAGCATTACGTCAGCCAAGATTGTGGAATTGAGCGCGGACCTGATTAAAACAGGGACGCTTTCAGTCGAACGTCTGCTGATTGTGGGCGAAGACGGGCTGATATATCACATTAATGCCACAAGCGCCGGGTTGACTGCTGCGCAGCTGACGCAGGAACAATACAAGAAGTATATCAATGGCACGGTTATTGTGGCCAAATCCATTACTGCCGCGCAGCTTGCCGCCCGGACTATTACGGCCAATGAGATCCTCTCTGGAACGATTACGGGTAACGAAATCGCAGCTTACGCCATCAATGCAAGCCATATTAAGGCGCACAGTATCACAGCGAATGAGCTGGCAAGCGACGTTGGCGAATCGCTGAACCTAACGTCAAATACAGCAATCCGGCTGCTGGTTGAAGCGGTGGATGAAAAGGCCACACAAGATGATATTGACAAGTCTATAGAGTCTGTTAATGAGAATATTGACGAGAAGCTCAAGGATTATTCGACAACGACTCAGATGAACAGTGCGATTGAGCAAAAGGCCAATTCCATTACCAGCACCGTATCGGCGACGTATGCAACGAAAACGCAGGCGCAGGGATATGCGACTACTGCGAAAAGCGACGCGATTACGACTGCGAGCACTGATGCAACGACCAAGGCGAATAATGCCAAGTCAGATGCAATTGCGTCTGCCAATGCCAGCACTGACGAGAAGTTGAAGAGCTATTCGACAACGACTCAGATGAACAGTGCGATTGAGCAAAAGGCCAATTCCATTACCAGCACCGTATCGGCAACGTATGCAACGAAAACGCAGGCGCAGGGATATGCGAACACTGCTGAGGCAAATGCAAACAGTGCAACAGACACAAAGCTGCGACAGTATACAACACTAACACAGACGGCAGACAGCATTACGGCTGCAGTAGCAGACAAAGTAACGCAATCTGACGTCGACGCCTCTATAGACGCCATCGAAACCTTTGAAAATACAGCCGTTCGCATCGACGTATCCGGCATGCATGTCAAGACGACTGGCGCGATTGCGTTTGTTGTCGACGACGTACTGCGTGCACATATCGACGAAACGGGCGTAAACGCGCCCCGCGTCGTCGTGACAGAGGAGTTTTTCGCTCCGAATGCCGTACTCAAAAACCTTTCCTCCACAATCCCCTGGAAGGGCAGCATCCAGGCCTCGCTTGACGCTGCGCCCAAGTGGCTGACGGGCTATACTGAACTGTTCGTGCCTGCAGGAACGTACCAGGAGGACATCGTCATTCGCGGCTTCAAGGGCGCGCAGCTGGGCATTAGCCTCTATCAAGGCGTGACGATCAACGGCTCCATCACCATCGAGCAGTGCGATAACGTGCGCATCGCGTCCTCGGCGCTGGGACAGGCCAAGATCTATCCCCGCGACGCGCGTAACGTGATTTCCGCCCGGAACGTTGGGATGCTGGAGCTCAACAGCCTGCAGATTTCGGGCTATCGGCAGCGTGCCAGCGCCCAAAGCGGCACCGCAACAGGCGTTGAGATGATCGGCGGCGTGCTGGACATGAGCAACTGCTGCGTGGAATACACCCGCGACTACGGCGTGCTGTTTTACATGGGCGCGTCGGGCACGGTCAACGACTGCATCGGCGGTCTGCAGGGAGGCGATTACAGCACAAACGCCAACCTGGGCTATGGCATATTGGGTTCGTCCGGCTGTCATTTCGCCGTGCTGGGCAGATGTCCCCGAGGAAATACCCTGCCCGTCTCCGCATGGCTGAGTACGGTCTATGGCGCGGACGCCGTCACGCCAACGGACGGCGGCATGGAATACGTCGCGCCCACTGAAATCACCAAGACCTTTGCCATCAGCAAGCACTGCACGTACCTGTATGGCGTATCGCGCCTGCGCGACGACCAGAGCGCGCAGTTTGGTCAGGGCCATTACGGCGGCTATGCGACGGGCGGCCTCAACTGGCGCACGGGCGCGATGTGGTTTGCGGATGCTACGGCCGAGCTGGCGGGCAAAACCATCCTCTCCGCCACGCTGACGCTGCGCCGCGCGACGGGCGGCTTCTCCAACGCCGTGCCGGTATACCTGGGTTATACGCCCCTGACGGAAAGTAACTATACCTCAACGCTCACGCCGTCCTTTACGCAATCGACCAATAACTACCCCGGCGCTTCGATCAGCCGCGAAAGCGAAATGACGTATGACGTGACGCAATTGATGAACGCCGTCAAATCGGGCTATGCCATCGCCCTGCGCGAGCCGACCAGGAGCTACTCTGGCAACTACTCGCCGGCCTACACGCAGTTTTACGGCAAGGGCTCGGGCTTTGAGCCGCTGCTGACAGTAACCTACAAATAAGGAGGGAGATGCAATGCAACCGATTAAAATCATCCCGCTTTCGGCCAACCGCACCCAGGTGTGGTCGCAGGGCGCGGAGCAGCGCGCCGTGCATCTGATATACGATGTAAGCGCGTACCTTGACAAATGGCCGGGCGCTATGCCCTCCGTCGCCTTTGAGCGCGCGGACGGGGAAAAGTACGCCCACGCCTTTGAAATGGACGGCACGGTGGTGCATATCCCGCTGCTGCTGGCCGATACCCAAAAGAGCGGCATGTGCAAGTGCATGATTACGCTCACGCGCGACGACGGCATTGCCAATACCCTGGTCTTTTACGGCACAGTCACTCAGGGCATTGACACCCTGGGAGAGGCGCCCACCGATCCGCAGCTGGGCGTGATTGAACAGGTCAACGACGCGGCCCGCCGCGCGGAATTGGCTGCGAAGCGCGCAGAGGCTGCAGCGGGTGGAGGCGGAGGAGGAGGCTTCTACTTTGAAACGGATGAAACATTGACGCTTGCAAACGGCATCTTGTCTGTTAATACCGCTGACGTTGTCGAAGAGGACAACTCGCTGCCTGTGACTTCCGCCGCCGTGAATACGACGGTTGGCAATATTAACGCATTGCTTGCGACCATCTGATGAGGAGGAATACAAAATGAGCACATCTACTGAAATTACCAGACTGCAAAACGCCCGTAACACCATCCGCACGAAGATGGTCGACCTTGGCCTTGCCACTTCCACTGCCAAGCTGGATGCACTGGCAACCGCTATTGAGGGCATTGAAAACAAGGGCGCGGTCAATGCACAGGTGCAGGAAGGTAGTACATATACCATTCCCAAGGGCTACCATAACGGCTCT